TTAATTTCCCAAAACCTGTTCTCTTTCCCGATCCTCGATCTGAGTGAGAGTCCTGCTCAACATCGACCGACGTTCGAACCGGAGACGGACAGAGCCGCGTCCAACCATTGTAAATCTGTTGCGTGTGGTCTCGCCCATTGGGTTGGGAAGCTCTAGAACGCACCACTTGTTGGGCGAGAAAACATATGGGACATAGAGGATGCGATAGCGCCGGCGGCCATCCTTCGATGCGCCACTGGCGATACGGAGTTCATTGGCGGTCAACTCAAATTCGCCGCTGTCTTCCAGAGATGACTTGACCTCATACAACCAGTCCGCCTGAGGTGTCTTGAGCAGAAAGTCATAGCCTGCCGAATCGTCACCTTCGTCACCGCCGAAAAACTGTGCGCGGTTCTCTGATATCCAGCACGTTTCATCGACGAAATCACTGTGGCGTCGGCACAGAAACTGAAAAGCAAGCCACTCGCTTGCCAGGCCCATCGCCTGTCGCTGTGCATCGGTCGGTTGCTGACCACGCCGGCGCTTACCGCCACCCTTGCCGCCAGCACTCGACCCGTAACCGGGCTGCTCTGGGTTCTGGAACTCGACCAGCCGAGTCCGCTGACGGCTTCGTTCAAACCAGGTCTCGTCTTTTGAGAGCCAGGCTGTGGCGATCTCTTGAAGACTCTCGGCGAACATTGGGTCGCCTGTGTCGAGCGAGTTGCCGGCAAACTCAATGCTACGCCGAGCGATCTCCCGTTGTTGCCGCTCACGCTCGCGCCGCTTTTCCTCTTCCTCAACCTCATTCTTGTCGAGCCCCAATGCTTTCTCATCGAGCGTCTCGGGCATGCCGATCGGCCAGCAAGCGGCTCGTCGGCAGAGGGCCGGGATGCTCTCTGCCTTAACTGCCTCGAAGTCCAGAAGCCCCTTGTTCTCCAGGTGCCGGACAACCGCCTGTACCTCGGCTTGGGTCCACGGCTCGGGCAATGATACGTCGCTCTGCCGGCACCAGACCCGTAGTACCGGTAATGCAACCGCTGCAACCCCGCGCACCACCTTGCGGTTCGCCTCAACGAGCCGGTTCAGTGGTGGCAACTTGACCGACACATCATCCCCAAAGGTGTCGGCGAGAAGTGCCGAGACGTGCGCCTCAACAAGCTCCATCTCCAGTGTCTCCCGCGTCAGAACCCACTCCGCGTTGAAAGCGAGGAAACCTAAGCTCTTGCGTTCAACGTAGTTTGTGAGGTCATTGCCTTTTTGGAAGTCGGCGGCATGGTGTCGCCTCAGCCGTTCTATGATAGCAGGGCGTAGGCGTGCCAGATGCGCGTCGTATAACTGTCGTAGATCCGCTTCGTTGGACAGCGTTGGTTCGCCTAGCTTCAACAAAACACGATTGAACCTCTCGTAGTCCAGTTCCAGATCCCTGCGCAACTCGGTGCGGTTTGCAGCCTGCTCGCAGGCCTCAATCAATCTCTCCGGCCCATACTCCATGCCGGTCAAATGAAGCTGGAGCCACTTGCGTACGTCGAATCTTGCCCCGGCCCGGTCCACGTCGCGCTGAAGTTGCAGCGATAGTTCGATGTCACCGTAGTAGGCCGCCACTGGAAGCAGCAAATGCAGGATATGCTCAAGATCAGTCCGCAGCGAAGCCCGATGGTCGTGTACTGTCTGGACATCGCAATCAAGCGCACGTGCTAGCGCCTCGTCGCTTGGTGCATCCAAGGCATCGGATGCTCGATAAAGGGCAAGTTGTGAGAGCAACAGCCTAGGCGACCTCAGCCTACTGTCTATCAGGCGCGAAAGCCCACCGGACAGCGGACCCGCCAACGTCATCCAGTCGAGCGATAGGTTGTGGGTCAGAATCAGGGTCGGTAACGTTTCATGCTCAAAGGCATACCACCCCAGATGTTCGGACGGAGACACCTCTTCGTCATCGACAACCAGAGTCATCGCCTCGCACCGCCGAACCCTGATGGTCCGTATCCGGCGATCGATCGTCGAGCTTTGGATGCCACGCTCAAGCTGTTCCCCACGGATCTCATGCCCGATAACTATGACCTCCGGGAGCCAATCCAGTCCTTGCGAGGTCAAAAGTGCGTCGTTGGAGCGTGGAACGAATGGCTCACCGTCCACAAGAAGTTGCACGCCTATGCCGTCCAGACGGCGAGGCATGAAGGCGCCAGTCTCTTCGAGCAAGGCGGCTATCCGGTCAGTCGGCGTTGAGCCGACTTCCAGAACCGGCTGCCCGGCCGCAGACAATATTCGCGCCTCAAACCTTTGAGCATCCTCCGTGACGATAACATCAGCGGGCGCTTCCGGCGCACCGCAATGGACATCAAGCTGGCCGCGTCGCGTGACGATCAATTCCAGGTCAGGCGGAAGCGAGGTGCCGGTCTCCACAACGTCTTGCCACGCGCGTCGGTACTCATTTCGCGCCGTCGGGCGTTCGTTTGACGCGAGGCTCGTTGCAACGCTTGCCAAGTGGCGAAGTCGAGCAACGGCTGTTTCCTGACTTTGCCAATCGCGCAGTCCCAAGGCTTCACCAAAAGCAAGTTCTACCAACTCGCCGCCTTCGGAGAAGTCCGCCACCGTTTCGGGTACGCGGTCTATGAACCTTGGCGGCCCCCCGCGACGCACTCGGGATGCCCAACACTCTCTGGGATCTCTAAAGGCTATGCCGTCTTGCGTGCTCGCCGCTATCCAAGCTTTGGCCCGGAGGAAGGTCGCCAGCGGGGTCGGTAGTATTTGCCGATCCCATTCACGCTCGGAACGCCCAAAGCGACCGACCTCGAATTGAAAGTAACGTATGCCGTGGGATTTCAAATGCTCGAAGATAAGAGCGCACAGAGCCTCTCTTGCACTTTCCGGCAATGTCTCATGTTCAATCTGGCCCGGTAAGCGCCAAGCCTCTCCCTCCATCCGGTAGTCCTCGGTATAGGGGTGATTGAATGAAACGCGCTCTACTTCGGCACACCAAGCTTCGTCAAGTCCTTCGGCGGATTTTCCGTGTCTCAGGACGCCATCCCACAAATAGGTCGGCGAGCCCTTGCGCGTCATCCGGGCCGCTACGGGCCGCAGTCCGTCGGCCACGCCAATGAGATCGAGGAAACGTGCCCAGTGCCGCTTGGCATCCTGAACTGCCACGGGCCAATCCTGTTGTCCGACCAACATGAGATCACGCGCGCGCCGGCAGTCTGCCGATACCTCTGCCGCCTCCACTAGGTAGTTTTCCAATGTTCTGCCGACCGGTGTCCATGATGACGAAAACACAGCGCGACTTGCCAGTTGCCAGCCCGAGAGCGTTGGCACTTGAAGCTCCGCCTCATGTAGTTCATCATCCACGCGCGCGCTCGCCGCGCGCCACACCTGAAACGCCCAAAGAAGCGCCTCTTGCCGCCGCTTACTATTCGCCTTCGTCCCAAGAGCGGACTTGAGGCCGGCCAAGGCTTCAACCGGGTCGTATTCTCGCACCAGACCCGCTTCGATAAGGGCATCCAGTGTCTCGCGTTTGAGTGTGATTCTCTCATCGAGAAAACGGTATCGGCGGGCCAACGTTGCGGGCGGCAGCGGCACTCCTGCCTTCTTCCGTTTGCCCTTTGGTACGTCACGCCGGACATACACGCCGGCCCGTGCTGTTTCGTCATGGCCACCGGCCGGCCTTAGCTTTCCTGATCGGTCGAGGAGAATCTCTTTGCCGTCCAATAGCTCCAGCACCGCGCCAGAGGCATCAAAGACCCTAGGGAGATCGTTGTAGAAGCTTGACCAGGTTCGTGCTGCCGACTTGCGGCTCAGCAGTGAGCGGGCGAACGCCTCCGACCAGTCCGCCAGTTGTCCGCTGGATGGTGTGAGTGATCGAAACGTACGACGGGCTACCTCTCTGAGACGCTCTATTCGCCGGGTATCAAGGTCTTTTGAGACCAGTCGGGCTCCCACATGCCTCGCGACGTCCCTGTCCTTCAGCACCGCGAAACTGCCCTCCGGCCAAATACTGACTTGAGAAATGCTTGCCCATTCCTTGCTGCCCCGTTCGGCAATGACCGGGATGACCGGCGCATCGCGCAGGGCGCTGTCGATCTCCTTCAGTGCGCCATCGAGCTTGCCGGCATGTTCCCCCGTCCAGGCGAACAGGTCGAATACCGCTTGCGGCGTTATCGGTAACTCATGCTCGACAATGGATAGAGCGGCTGCGGCACATGCCTCCGCTGCCGCTTCTATCAATGTTTTGTTTAGAGGCAGGTCGAGGTCAGCAGCACGCCGGTCAATGTCCGTAAAGAAGGGCGCGTCGAGGTATCCGATCAACGGCGCGTCTGCCTCTTCACCCATTGGAAGAAAATTGTAGAGGCGGCCATTCGTCACCGCAGCTGTGGACAGGCCAACGGCCACCGAAACCTCCGGCTGCCCTTTCCAGTCAAGCCAGCGCTTAAGTTGAGGGACAGACGGGATGCTGCTTTCGATAGCCGCGCGCACCCGCTCCTTATCAACCTCGCGGCGCACCACCAGGAACCGGCGGCCTTCGCCTACATCCACTTCGTAGATTGCGCTGCCTTGAAGCTTCGGTATGACGCCTAATGACTTATGGCGCCGATGCAGACGCCGCCGGTAGGGGGGGTGGTTTGGCCGCTCGACATCGATCCGGACCTCAACAATGCGGTCCAGGAACAATAGAAGCGGCACATCAAGGTCGGCGAGCGTTTTGACCTGCTCGCACGCCAACGCCACCGCCTCAGCTGTCCGTAGCGGCGCGACAATAACCGTCGCATAGCCACGGCGGGCAAACGAGATTATCTCTTCGGGCTGCTCGTTCAGCGGTCTTGGGACAAGGTATCGCGGAATGGTTCTCGCCACTTCGCTACGCGTCGAAGCGTCAACGCCGTAAGACTGCAGGACGGATTCAATCTCAGGTGTGGAGGCAAAGCGAAAACAATAACCGTTGAACCTGTTCGGTTTCTCCTTCCCTTGCTGTGAGAATATCCGTGCGTCATTGGTCAGCGCCTCAATGCTCCTGAAACCGAGCCCCTTATTTCCAATGCCTTCGCCAATTTCCTTGGCGCTGATCGCCAGGTTCCTGATGGCCTCCACATCTTCCTTTCGGAATCCGTTGCCATCATTTGCGATGTAGAGCTCGCCATCGTTGTCTGATCGGATGACCAGTCTGATTGCGATTCGGCCCTCGTCACCCGACTCATGAGCGTCATGGGCGTTCTGAATCAACTCAAACAGAACCCGATCGCCGTACTCGGTGCCGATAACCTCGTTCAGATTTTGGAGGCTCTCGTAGACCTTTAGGCTGCGTCGCTGCGCGTCAACGGCATGCTCCAGTACCGCCCGGACTTGCCTCTCCAGATCCTCGGCAGGCCGCCCAGAAATCACGTCATTCATGGCCGCAAATTCCCTTCACCGGCCCCGTCTTTGCGTACAATTTCATTTGCCTGTTCAGGCCAAATCTGTTTCCCAATCTGCTTAAACTTGGAGACGGCCAAGGCGCCGCGCTCATTTCGTGCTTTGCTGCCGGGGGCGGTCAGCGCCTCGACGACCGCGCCACGCTCCGCTTCCCAGATCTCCAACGTTTCGAGCACCTCGTCCATCAAGACCAAAAGAACAGCGTCCCATTCATGGTCTAGTTTGATGGAACCGAGCCGTTGGCTTTTTCGGCGTCCGGCTGCGGAAATGGCGCGGGCCTTGATCTGGTAACGCACGCCGTACTCGTCAGTCGCGTCGTATCCGGGAGCCCTCGCATCGGCGAGAGTGAGACCGAGAAGCCGTGCTGCTTCATATTCCCCGACCTCACCTGTAATGCCGAGCGGTTTCCCTGTCAGCCGATAGTAGTCGATCGCCGCTTGCTTGGCTCTCGCGAGGATCTCGCTGATCGACGTCGTGATGTCGGTCATGACCGCGCGCCAGCGGTGAACTGATCGTAGGTGTCCCACTCCTTCGGCTCGTCAAGATTATCGCCCCACATCCGGTCCGGTGCATCGTTAGGATAGAGGAGCAGGGAGATCGACATTTCATTCCGTGGCGAGAAGACGGTCATCTCGTGGACCTCCTCGCCTCCCAGCCAAACGCCTTTTGCGTGAATAACGCCCGTGGTGTTATCAATCGACATATCCTGGCGTGCGGCGAGCGAATTTTCGGGCAAGGGCACGATCTGCTGGCGGGCGCGGTAGAAGACGCCCGATTTGATCAACGGCTGGCTCGACCAGGCCCAGTCGATGAAGCCATTCTCGCCAATCACGATCATCGCCCGCTTATCGGTTATGCCGAGCCACTTGAGAATGGCGGCGGTGATGGAGACCTCATATTGGTCTGACAGGTGGCTCATGAGATCCATGGTGATGTCTTGGCCACGGATCTGGGCACGAAAGTCATCCAACGGCATCAGCAGATACGATGCGAAGGTGTTCGCTTGCGCTTCGACCTGCCCACGCTCCGACCTCCAATCCAGCATGGCGCGGTTGCTGCACTGCAGCCCCCCTGGAGACAAGGTCCGGTGAAGCAGGTAGTGCCCCAATTCGTGGGCCAGGGTGAAGTTGATCCTGCCCTTCGATGTGATGGCGCTGTTATAGACGATGCCCCATTCGCCATTGCCGTCGGGATGCGGGATCAGCATGCCTTCGAAGTTTTTGGACATTTCCAGGCCCTCGACCATGGTGATCGGCGCCTCGGGGAAAACCTGCCTGGAGTAATCGGTCGCAATGGCGGCCACGTTGATGGGGAAGCGATCCAAGCCATGCACCTCATGGAACAGTTTGACGAGCTTGGTTAGGTGGATCGCCCATCCCTCTGGTGTGGTCGGAAGGTTCACCGTTTTTTACCCCACGCCTCGACCATGTCTTCAATGCGTTTCTTATCATCGAGATCGAGCTTGCTGAACTTCCGAAAGAATGCCTCCCGTACGACTTTTTCATCGGGATCAGCCGATTCGTCGAGCAGATAGTCCGTTGTCACCTCCAGGGCCTGAGCGATTCGCGTTAGTTTTTCACCGGACGGCTTGCGGGTGTCTCGGTTTTCGAGTTCCCAGATGTAGCTCTTGCTGGATTCGGTGAGTTTGGCGAGCTTGTCGAGGGAATATCCCTTCTCCTGCCGGTGCCGCTTAATCTTCTCGCCCAGGGATGTCGTCATTTTTTTCCTACCCAATTAACAAAATGGTCTTGTTCGATATATAGCGAACAAGATCGTACTTGACAAGACATGTGCGCGTGTGTTCGATATACATCGAACGACCACGTATCGCTAGATTTTGCGCTTGGTGGTCACCCTTCTGTCATAGGAGACCATCAATGCCGTTTCTTAATCGTATGATCCGCAACACCTCTGTTCCCTCCCTTCGGGAGTTTTTCACTAGCCGTGCCGTCGATCTGCCGCCCGCCGTGAACTGGGCCGCGCCCGAGCAGGATGTTATTCAGTCCTTGCTGCGGGCGGTTGATGAAATGGACGATATGGCTCTGGCCCGGGTCGTGAACGACGCAGAGCGGGTCACCAACATGGTCGACGATGCAGGCCAGACAGCACTTTACAGTGTAATCGAGGATCGTGCCCATTTGGACGACCTCGGCAACGCCCATGAACGGGTGCTGTGGATGTTTCGGAATGACCCGACCGGCTTCCTGCGGGCCGAAGAGGTCCGCTTCACCGACGAGCGGCGTCGTGGCCGCATGTGGGACGGCTTCATCGGGACGCCGAACGTCGCCTTGCAGCGGAATGCCGAAGCCGTGGCCGCATTCGAGAAGGCGGTTCGGGAGCGGTTCGCCTCGAACAACGTCCATATCGATATCTTCGACCGCCACCGGCCAATGTTTGATGGCGAGGACTGCGAACTGGTCCAGGTCGTGATCTACCGGGAGGGGCTTCCCGATGATGACCTTGCCTTCGATGAACACGGCAAGTTAACCCGTAGGCCTCGACGGCCCGTCTTCGAGGCGGCCATGACCTACGAGCCGGCAACCGGCGTCATTGAGGTCGTCGCCAGCGACAGAGAAAGCCGCGAGGACATGGTCCGGTTTCTGGCCCGTGATCTGCTCGGGATCGAGTTCCGGGAGGAACGGCTGCCGTTCCGCCAGTACGATCTTTCGGTGTTGCTGCGACCCCACGATTTTTCCACCGATCCGGCGGACGGGATTGCCGCCGTCGAAGTCAAGTCATTGCGCCTGATGCCCATCGAGAGCGTTGGCGAGCGGTTGACGTTGGAATGCCTGCGCAAGGCCGACCGCTCGATCTGGGACATGGCGCGGGAGCGTTTCGGCGGCGCCGATCCCCTTCAGGGCGGGTGGGTCGCCACCCAGGCCAAGCTGACCATCCGTTTCCATCCCACCGGCGGATCGCGGCGCACGCGCACTTTGCCCCTGACCATCACCATGCCACATGGCTGCAATCTCAAGGATCAGACCGAACGCGAGCAACTGATCGGGGAGAAGTATTTGCGGCTTTGGGGCATCCTGCGCGATGCCGGGTAACGGCTCCGGCCTCGAACCGACGGCCCTGGAGTTGTTGCTGAACGCCGTCGAGACGCCGGAAGCAGCCATCTCCGGGGGCGTGCTGGACGACTACCATGCCTCCGAGTCCGTTGCCCTGAAGGAGGCCGGGCTACTGAAACCGCATGGGCACGAGGCGGCGTCCGCATCGTTAGCCGATCACGACGACGTTCCCGTGACCTTGTCGTGGTCCGCCGAGGACGGGGGATTGGGATATTTCAGTCCGACCGCCGGCTGGGTCACCGTGGCGGAAGACAGAATCGCTCGCTTCCGGGTGGACTTCCCGGTTCTTCTCGCCCGGTTGATGGTTCAGGCAGATGTGTCATCCCGTTCCGGGCCGGCGCCGCTCGTTCCCGACCTGCTTTGGGAGATCGGCGACGTCCGTCTCGGCCGCCGGACCCAACGGGTGCCGATCTGGTTCGCCAGACGCATCCATGAACGGTCGGTGTGGCGGCAAATCAAGGATGTGGCGAAGGCGCGTCCGACATTCGGGTTGCGGGTGGTGCTGACCAGCACCCCGTCGCATCGCTTCCCGGATGAGGCAATCGCTGGTCACCTGCTGGTTGGCATCCGCGACGTGATCGATTTCGCTTCAGGGTTGGCCGTCCATCCGGACATCCTCGCCGCTCGCCTGGACGGTTCGCATCAACCGGATGTCGAAGAGGCACTCTATCTCTCGCCGGATGGGAAGCAGTTGATAATAAACGGCGACGTCACCATCAGGTTCAGGTCCGCCTACCACATCGCGATCATCCGCAAACTGGTCACGGGCTTCCGGGAAGGGAAGCGATTTACCGCCCGTGAACTCCTCGACCATGCCCAGTCGAATTCCGATACCCTCCGCCAGGCCTTCGGTGCCAAGAAGTGGGCCCAACTCGAACCTTATATTAAGACCCGCGACGGGCTCTGGGGCTTCGAACTCTAGGCGATTTTCTCTCCCTTTTTCTCCCGTTTGACCCCTCGGTTTTCTCTCTGATTTTGCGCGACTCTGCCTTCGGACGCAATGCAATCCGAAGGAGAGCGAAGTGACTATCAGACATCTCAACCAGACCGAATTGGCGGACCGGTGGAACATCAGCCACCGGACGCTAGAGCGTTGGCGGTGGACCGGTGAAGGACCCACCTTCCTGAAAATCGGCGGCCGAGTCGTGTACCGCCTGGAAGACGTCGAGGCATTCGAGGCGGAACAGACGCGTAACAGCACCGCCGACAATCCCTTCGCGGCGTCGGTTTGAGGGGAGCGGTCATGACCATCCCCAATCACCCCACCCTGAACGACCTTCCCAACATGCCCATCGGCGACATCGCCGCCCTGCCGGCCGAGACCTTGGCCTTGCTACAAGACGAGGCCGACGAGGCCCTGCGGTCCGCAAAAACGACCCGTGATTGGATCGGTGGAGCTCTGGCGCTCAAGTATGACACCGCCGCTGCAAAAGCCCGACAAGCTGGCGGCAAGGACACCGGCACGGTTCGCTTCGACGACGGCCCGGTGACCGTGGTCGCCGACCTGCCGAAGAAGATCGACTGGGACCAGACCCAACTGGCCGCCCTGGTCGAGCGCATCCGAGCCGAAGGCGACGATCCCGCCGAGTATGTCGACATCGCCATCAAGGTCCCCGAGCGGAAGTTTACCGCCTGGCCGAGCCACATCCGGTCGGCCTTCGAGGATGCCCGAACCGTGCGGGTCGGCAAACCCACCTTCCGACTTTCCCTGAACGATGAGGTGCAATCATGACCACCAAGACCAAGCTGGACCGCTTGCGCGAGGACAACTGCTTCTTCGCTGATCTCCCCGAAACCATCCGCATCCCGCCACTGGGGCCGCGCCAGGACGAGGTCACCAAGCCCATCGAGACGGCGTCGATCGACGACATCGCCTTCGCCCAGTTGGCGCTGCAAGCCAAGTCTTCCGCACTTTATGCCGAGATCGACGCCTTGCGCCGCATCTACGACATAGCGCGCAAGAACGGCGCCCTAGGCGCCGACAACGCCATCGACGCCATTCCGGACACCAAGGGAGGTTCCAAATGAGTCTCCCCATCATTTCCGCCGATGAACGGCTGGCCGAGCGGCGCGGCATCAAGGGCTGCATTTTCGGCAAGTCTGGAATCGGCAAGACGAGCCTGCTGTGGACGCTCGAGGCTGCCTCGACATTGTTCATGGATCTGGAGGCCGGTGACTTGGCCATCGAGGGTTGGCCCGGCGACACCATCCGGCCACGCACTTGGGCCGAATGCCGGGACTTCGCGGTGTTCATCGGCGGCCCCAATCCGGCGCTCCGCGATGACCAAGTCTACAGCCAGGCGCATTTCGACGCCGTTTGCGAGAACTTCGGCGACCCGGCTGCGCTGGATAAATACGAAACCGTGTTCATCGACAGCATTACGGTCGCCGGCCGCCTGTGTTTTCAGTGGGCGAAGGGCCAGCCACAGGCGGTTTCGGATCGTACCGGCAAGCCCGACATGCGCGGCGCCTACGGTCTGCACGGCCAGGAGATGATCGCCTGGCTGACCCACCTGCAGCACACCCGGAACAAGAACGTCTGGTTCGTCGGAATCCTCGACGAGAAGCTCGACGACTTCAATCGCCGGGTCTTCCTGCCCCAGATCGAAGGTTCCAAGACCGGCAACGAACTGCCCGGCATCGTCGACGAGGTCATCACCATGGCCGAGATCGGCGCCGGCGACGGAGAGCCCTATCGGGCCTTCGTCTGCCAGACGATCAACCCCCACGGCTACCCGGCGAAGGATCGCAGTGGTCGCCTCGAAATGATCGAAGAACCGCATCTCGGCCGCCTGATGGAAAAAATCGGCGGCCCCGTAAAACCGGCGAGCGAGAGGTTGGAGTTTGGTCGCCCCGCCCCTCAACCCGCCGATACCCCCGTCACCCAAGAAGATGAAGGAGCACACTAATCATGAATGGTGCATGGAACGATTACAACGACGCGGAGTCCCAGAACTCCTATGACCTGATCCCCAAGGGCGCCATCGTGCCGGTCAGGATGACCATCAAGCCGGGTGGTTACGACGACCCCAGCCAGGGTTGGACCGGCGGCTACGCCACCCACAACGAGACCACCGGGTCGGTCTACCTGAACGCCGAGTTCGTCATCACCGAGGGAACGTTCGCCAAGCGCAAGGTCTGGAGCCTGATCGGTCTCCTCAGTCTCAAGGGCCCCGAGTGGGGCAACATGGGGCGCTCGTTCGTGCGCGGCATCCTCAACTCGGCCCGCGGCCTGTCTGACAAGGACAACTCGCCCGAGGCGCAGACGGCGCGGCGCATCAACGGGTTCGCCGATCTCGACGGCATCGAGTTCCTGGCCAAGATCGACGTCGGCAAGGACGCCAATGGCGATGCCAAGAATGAAATCCGGTTCGCGGTCACGCCCAATCACAAGGACTGGAAGGCGTTCCAGGAAAACGGCGGCATCTGGAGGCCGGGCGTCGCCACCGCCGGCGCTTCCGCTTCGGCGCCCGCCACGACGGATGCACAGCCGACCGCCAATCCCAATCGTCCGACCTGGGCGCAATAGGAGGGCTGAGCCATGTTACTCCGTCCCCGCCAGAAGACCTTCGTCGAGCGCAGCGTCAACGCGCTCGATGAACACGGCAACACCCTTGGTGTGGCTCCGACCGGTGCCGGCAAGACGATCATGCTTTCCGGCGTGGTCGGAAAGATGCTGGCCGGCAACGACGCCAGGGCCGGCGTGCTGGCGCATCGAGACGAACTGACGGCGCAGAACGTGCTCAAGTTCGCCAAGGTCAATCCGAACGTCAGCACCTCGATCGTGGACTCCCGCACCAAATCGTGGCGCGGGCGCACCACGTTCGCCATGGTGCCGACCCTGGCTCGTAAGGCGAACCTGGACGCCATGCCGGCGCTCGATTTGCTGGTCATCGACGAAGCCCACCATGTGGCCGCCGACAGTTATCGGCGAATCATCGACCGGGCCCGGGATGGCAATCCGGACGTCAAGGTGTTCGGCGTTACGGCGACCCCCAACCGAGGTGACAGGAAGGGCCTGCGGCCGGTGTTCTCCAACGTCGCCGACCAGATCAACATTGGCGAGTTGATCGGCTCCGGACATCTGGTTCCGCCGCGCACCTTCGTCATCGATGTCGGCGCTCAGGAGGCTCTGAAGAGCGTACGCAAGACCGTCGACGACTTCGACATGAAGGCGGTCGACGCCATCATGAATACGGCGCCCATTACCGAAGCGGTGATCCGGCATTGGCGGGAGAAGGCGGGTGATCGCAAGACGGTGGTGTTTTGCTCTACCGTCGATCATGCCCGCAACGTCCGCGACGCCTTCGTTGCCGACGGCATCCATGCCGACATGATTTATGGAGACATGCCGACGGCAGAGCGCCGCTCGGTGCTGCGGGCATTCGAGAAGGGTGACACCCAGGTCATCGTCAATGTGGCGGTGCTGACCGAAGGCTGGGATCATCAACCGACCAGTTGCGTCATCCTGCTCAGGCCCTCGTCCTACAAATCGACCATGATCCAGATGGTCGGGCGGGGGCTGCGCACCGTCGACCCGAACGAGTTCCCCGGCATCGTCAAGACCGACTGCATCGTGCTGGACTTCGGCACCTCGTCTCTGCTGCACGGCTGCCTTGAACAGGACGTCAACCTGGACGGGCGGACCGGCGACGGCGAGGCCCCGACCAAGGACTGCCCGGAATGCGGCGCCATCGTTCCCTTAGGCCTCCGGGAATGCCCTCTTTGCGGCCACCTGTGGGAGATGTCCGGAGACGGCGATGGCGAGACGGTTCCGCTCACCGACTTTGTCATGTCGGAAATCGATCTGCTCAAGCGCTCCAGTTTCCGGTGGTGCGATCTGTTCGGCGACGACGCGGCCCTGATCGCCAACGGCTTCAACGCCTGGGGCGGCATCTTCTTTTTGCATGGGCGTTGGCATGCCATCGGTGGGGCCAAGGGGCAGCGCGCCCGGCTCCTGGCCGTGGGCGAAAGGACCGTGTGCCTGGCGGCGGCCGACGACTGGCTCAACGAGAACGAGACCGACGAGAGCGCCCACAAGACCAAGCGCTGGTTGAACCAGTCGGCCACCGACAAACAGCTTCAGTATTTGCCCCCGGAATATCGCCAGGACTTCGGTCTGACCCGTTATCAGGCCTCGGCGCTGCTGACCTTCACGTTCAACAAGGGTGCGATCACGAATCTGGTGACGTCGGCTTCCAACGATCAACGGAGGGCGGCATGAGCCATGAAGACCATCTCCGAAACCGCCGCCGCGCGACTGCGGCTTTGGCATCCACGTGGTGCGCTCTGTGCCGTCTGTCGGCGTCCAACCCGTGGCTTTGGCTGGTTCGATCCTCGGTCCTCGAAACGTCCGCGACGATCCCGTTGGTTCTGTTCCATGAATTGCCAAGGCTACTGGTCGCGTTTGGCGAAGGGAGGCTTGAGCATGGTTGATCTGACCGAGCAGGAACAGGCGGCAATCCGGGCGGCCATGAAACCGGTCGCCGAGATCATGGAGGAGATCGGCTGGCAGACCCGGCTGATCGACCTCTCCGGACCCCAGGTTCTCACCCTCATCGAGGTCGCCGTCGGCGGCTTTCAGGACGCCATGCTGGCCACGGCCAAGGGCGACGATACGGAGATCCCATTCTAATGCTGGACTATAACCACACCGCCAATATCGCCGATCAGGTGAATGCGCTGATCGACACGGCCCTCATCGCCGAGAACCATGCCCAACCATCCCGCCAGTATCTCGGAGGATCGCGTCTTGGCGTCGCCTGCGACCGGGCCCTGCAGTTCGAATATGCTCAGGCCCCGAAGGACGCCGGGCGGGATTTTGACGGGCAGACGCTCCGCATCTTCGCCGCCGGCCATCTGTTCGAGGATCTGGCCATCCGCTGGCTTCGTCTGGCCGGATTTGACCTCTACACCACCAGAGGCAACAAACCGGGTGGTGAGCAGTTCGGGTTTTCGGTCGCGGGCGGTCGCATTCGCGGCCATGTGGACGGCATCATCAATGCCGGTCCCGAGATGCCGGGATTTCCGGCGCTTTGGGAATGCAAGTCGCTTAACGCCAAGTCCTGGAACGACACGGTGAAGCGAGGCCTCGCGCTCTCCAAGCCGGTCTATGCGGCCCAGATCGCCGTCTACCAGGCTTACATGGAAGCGACGGTGCCCGGCATTTCGACGAACCCGGCGCTGTTCACCGCCATCAATAAGGATACGGCGGAACTTTATCACGAACTGGTGCCCTTCGACGGCGCCCTGGCCCAGCGCATGAGCGACAAGGGCGTGCGCGTCATCCAGGCGAGCGAGGCCGGTGAGTTGCTTCCCCGCATCGCCCAGTCCGCCGATTTCTTTGAATGCCGGTTCTGCTCCTGGTCCGACCGTTGCTGGAGGGAGAGTGCATGAGCGGGGATGTGATCGATCTGGACCGCTGGCGCGACTTCAATGACGCCGAACCCCAGCGTCTCGATGGCACCCGGCCCTGGGACGGCGCCGAAGCGACCCAAGACATCAAGGCGCGCATGCTCGCCAACATCCGGGGCGTGCTCTCCTACCTCTTGCCGGGCGGCGTGTTCCAGCGGGGAAAGTTCCTGGTCGGCGATATCTCTGGTAACCGTGGCGACAGCCTCACCGTCGAGTTGTCCGGTCCCAAGGCCGGCATGTGGCACGACTTCGCCACCAAGGAGGGCGGCGACATCATCGGTCTGTGGGCGGCGGTGACCGGTCGGGACACCCGGACCGAGTTTCCGGCCATCATGGACGACATCCGCGAATGGTTGGACGGCCGCAGCAGGACCCTTCATGACGACCGGGCGGACAAGGGCCAGGCTCCAAACACCAACAAGGCCCCTCCCTCCGACGATCTCGGGCCGGTGACGGCCAAATGGGATTACCTGGACGAGGCAGGAGTTCTGCTGGCCTGCGTCTACCGCTACGACCCGCCCGGCGGGAAGCAGTTCCGCCCTTGGGACGTCCGCGCCCGCAAGATGAAGGCCCCGGACCCACGCCCGCTCTACAATCGGCCCGGCATCAAGGTTGCCGACGAGATTGTCCTGGTCGAAGGCGAGAAGGCGGCGGAAGCACTCATTCAACAGGGCGTCTCGGCCACCACGGCCATGTTCGGGGCCTCCGCTCCGGTCGCCAAGACCGACTGGTCGCCGCTTACGGCCAAGCGGCTGGTGATCTGGCCCGACAAGGACAGCGCCGGCTGGCGGTACGCGGAGGCAGCCGGCCAGGCCGCGCTGGAGGCGGGCGCCGTCTCCGTCGCGATCCTCATGCCGCCTGGCGACAAGCCCGACAAATGGGACGCGGCGGACGCGGTCGACGAGGGCATGGATGTCGCCGAATTCATCGCAACGGGGGAACGCCAAACAGTCCGTCCCGAGAAGAGGTCGCTCGATCTCAACGACTGGCACGCGACCCGCTATGCAGGCGATGCGCCCGAGCAGCGCTTCCTGGTCGAGGGATCGTTCCCCATGGGCGTGGTTTCGATCCTGGCTGCCATGGGCGACACCGGCAAGGGCATGATGACTCTCGACCTGGCGCTGTCGGTCGCCACCGGTCGTCCAGGATCGGTCTCGGTCTGTCCCGAACCCCTGGCTTTCGGCGGCGCGGTCCGAGAGTTCGGCGCCGCCGTCATTTTCACCGCCGAGGACGACCAGGGAGAAGTCCATCGCCGTCTGCAACGCCTCGATCCCGAGGAGCATCGACTCGAACAACCCGAACGCCTAATCGTCGTGCCCCTGCCCAACGCCGGCGGTCCCATTCCTCTGGTGGTGTCCGGCAAGGATGGCCCGGAGATCACGCCGCAGTTCCGGATGCTCCGCGATCAGATCCTGCGTCTTCGGGAACTGAAACTGGTGGTGTTCGACCCGCTGGCGTCGTTCATCCATGCCGACGTCACCTCCGACCCAGCGGCGGGCAGCTTCGCCACCGGCCTGTTGGCGAGCCTAGCCACCGAAACCGGCGCGGCGGTGATGGTTGCGCACCACATGCGCAAACCCCAGGGCAATCGCCCCATCTCATCGGTCGAACAAGCCCGCGACGCGGTGCGCGGCACCAGCGCCATCGTCGATGGGGTGCGTATGGTCTACGCCCTCTGGCCGGCGCCCGAGGAGCATCAGGGCTATGTTTTAAAGGCGCTGGAAGAGCCCTTTTCCCGCAATGCCGTGTTTCAGGGCGCGGTGGTCAAGGCCAACGGTCCCGCCGACCGCACGATCCGAACCTTCCTGCGCGCAGACACAGGCCTTCTGATCGACGTCACACCGCGCCTTCGTGAACATCGCCGTCCGGTGCAGGATTTGATAGATGCGCTCGTCGCGGCGATCGCCCGCGCTGCGGAAAACGGCCATCCCTACACCCACACCGGCGGAACGGGCATTTATCAGCAGCGTCACCGCCTGCCCACCGAGTTCCGGGAAATGGGCAGAAAGCGGATTCAGGACATGGCCCAGGAACTCCTCAACGACGGCGTTCTGGTTAAAGGCATGGCCTCTGGCTCGAAGGAAGACAAGTGGCTGGATGTCCCAACCGGGCCGTTCGCACGCGGTGTCGGAGAGTTCGTGCACGGCGCTGACGAGGGAGAAGATTGATGGCCCGATCAACTCCGTTGCCAACCGTTACCAGCCGTTGCCAAGCCCGTTTTGGCAACGTGTTTGCGTTGCCAATTACCACGTTGCCACTTGGTTACCAAATTTCTTTGGCAACGGAAAAATATGCACAACATCTTGAAAACATTGATGAAATCGGATCAGTCCCCGTTGCCAAGGCGCTCCGTTGCCAACCAGCAAAAACATCAATGATTTCAACGATTTCCACGTTGCCACCTCCCCCTAAAGGGGGAGGAGTGTGCTCGGCAACACACACTCCTCCCACCAGTGATTGGGTTTTCCATTGCCAGGCCGTTGCCACCCCCGACCCGATGACCAGAACTGATTTCCATGGAGAGCCGATATGACCGCGACCGTATTGATCGAACCACTGACCGACCCTCTGACCGACCTAGGGGAAGGACATCTTGTCGTCCTGGCCCTCGACCTCGGCACCAAATCCGGATGGGCGTTGCATGGTCATGACGGTCAGATCACCAGCGGTACCGTCGAGTTCAGAAACGACCGGTGGCAGGGTGGCGGAATGCGCTTCCTGCGGTTCAAGCGGTGGCTCACCGAGATCAAGCAGATGGCCGGTGGTCTGGACGCGGTGTTCGTCGAGGAAGTCCGCCGCCACGTCGGCGTCGATGCCGCCCATGCCTACGGGGGTTTTCTGGCCCACGTCACCGCCTGGTGCGAACACCACGAAATTCCCTACGAGGCCGTGCCCGTCGGCACCATCAAGCGCCACGCTACCGGCAAGGGCAACGCCAACAAGGACGCGGTGATCGCCGCCATGCGCGGCCGTGGATTTAATCCCGCCGACGACAACGAGGCCGACGCCTTGGCGTTGCTCTGCTGGGCCATGGATCATCGCATGGGGGGGCTGTCATGAAGTGGCACCCGAAGGGCTACGGCGGCGAACGCCGGTCACCGGATCAGGTCAAGCGGGAAGGTTGGCGCGAACAGGGCGTGCTGGCCGTCTCCGTCGAGGACGAGCGTCTGACCTGGCCGGAACGGGAACTGGTTAAACAACTCGGAGAAAAACTCTACGGCAAGCTCCGGGAGGAATCCCATGGGCGATAAGCGATGGACTCCCTCACTGGTGGAGGAACGGCTGGTGGAAGCCGCCGACGTGTTGAAGCGGCTGCCCGAGGAGCGGGTCCAGGGGTATTTCTCCGTCTGGCCCGAGGTCGTTCGCAGTGTCTATGACGCATTCGGCTGGCATGATCCGGTACTCAAGCGCCCCTGGCCGTCACCGTCGTCCATCGACCGCATGGACGAGACGATGACCTGGCTCGGATGGTTGGAGCCGGACGTGGCGAAGATCGTCTGGTTTCGGGCGTCAGGAAGCCGCTGGAAATCCATCTGCGCAAAGGTCGGATTGCAGCGAACGGCGGTCCATCAGCGCTATCTTTTTGGCCATTGTGTCATTGCCTGGAGGCTTAATGGCCGGCGAGTTCCGCGTAACCGTTCGCGGCGGCACGTGATTGCGATGGTCCAATCGGCGAAGGCGTGAGTAGTGGATAGAAAGGTGTTCGGCGAACACTTTTCGCGCGGACAGAACCGGCCGAAATGGCTATGATTTTCGCTATCCTCAGGAGAGGCGCGCCCGGAACAGGGCGGCGCTTCAAAGCAAGGAATTCCATCGAATTTGTGAGTGAAAAATGGTTCCTTCCCAAGCCAGAACGTATGCTGGCGGGCACAGCCCGACACTTTCCTAGTGACAACCTGAAAAAAGCCATTTCGTTTCGTTTCAAGCACGGCGGAAATCCGCTGTAGGCCGTGCTGGGCATGGCTTGCTGCGTTTTCACCAAGGTTCGCCGAAACGAAATGCACCGCCGGGCCGTTTCGTTTCAAACCGAAATGCCCCCCGACCCAACAACCTTTTCGAAGAGACGACAGTGAGCGCTCAAATCATCAACATCGGCGACAAGATCGAGATGGTCGCCACCGGCGATCTGTCCTGCCACCCGGACAATCCGCGCCGGGGAGACGTGGATGCGATCCGCACCAGCATCAGCGCCAACGGATTTTACGGGGCTCTCGTGGTACAACGTTCCTCGGGCCACATCCTCGCCGGCAATCATCGTTTCATGGCGGCGCAGGCGGAAGGCCTCGCCAAGGTTCCGGTTATCTACGTGGACGCCAGCGACGAGGATGCCAAGGCCATCCTGGTCGGCGACAACCGACTGTCCGATCTGGCCGAGAACGATCCGGCGTTGCTTGCCGCCTTGCTTCAGGCAATCCAGGCCCGAGAGCAGGGACTGACCGGCACCGGATATTCCGATGACGACCTTGCCGAACTGCTGGCGGCGGGGATGGATGGGGATGAAGGTCTTGCGGGCGAGGACGAGGTTCCAGAACCTCCCGTTACTCCTGTTTCCAAAGTCGGCGATTTGTGGCTCCTTGGCGACCATCGTCTGCTTTGCGGCGACAGCACCAACGCGGTTGACGTCAAACGCCTGATGGACGGCGAGCGCGCCATCCTGTTCGCCACCGACCCACCGTATCTGGTCGACTACGACGGCACCAATCATCCGGGCTCGAAGAGCAAGCCGGTGGCCGACAGCAAGAACAAGGACTGGTCGGAAACCTACGGCGTTACCTGGGATGACTCGCGGCAAGGGCCTGAGCTCTATCAAGGGTTCATCAAGGCGGCGATCGCCGAGGCCATTGAGCCCAATGCCGCCTGGTACTGCTGGCACGCCAGCCGCCGCCAGGCCATGGTCGAGGCCGTTTGGGTCGAGATGGGCGCCTTCGTGCACCAGCAAATCATCTGGTCCAAGGACCGGCCGATCCTGACCCGCTCACATTATCTCTGGCAGCACGAACCCTGCCTGTTCGGCTGGATCAAAGGCAAGAAACCGCCACGGGTGTCGGAGGATTATCTCGGCACCATCTGGCAGATTGCCTCGCTCGAAGGCGAGGATCGGCCCGACCATCCGACGCCGAAACCACTGGATTGCTTCGCCATTCCGATGCGCCAGCACGTCAAGAAAGGCGGCCTGTGTTACGAGCCGTTTAGCGGATCTGGTTCGCAGATTGTTGCCGGTGAAAGCACCGGGCGCCGGGTCTTCGCTATGGAGATCAGCCCGGCCTATGTGGACGTGGCGATCCTGCGCTGGCAGAAAGCAACCGGCAAGGAAGCAACGCTGGACGGTAACGGCAGGACGTTTGACGAAGTCGAAGAGGGGAGGATCGCGGCATGAGGCAGTCGAGGCGAATGTCGTTGGCGGAATCATTGACCAACGTGGCGGTAGGATACGGTATCGCAGTCGCGACACAGATTGCGGTGTTTCCGCTGTTCGGCCTGGAGGTGCGGCTATCCGACAATCTTGCCATGGGAGCGATTTTCACGGGCGTGTCGATTTTACGCAGCTATTCCCTGCGCCGGCTGTTCGAAGCAATCCGGGTTCGCAAGGTCTGGATGTGACACCGCCGCCCATGGAAGGGGCGGCGGCATCGGGTTCCCGACCGAGTTCAATTATTGGGCTGGCCGAAATAGACGTGGATCATCCGCTGGATGGTGTCGTCGTTGGTCTCGCCCGGCAGTCGTTCGTCCAGGAGCCGTTCATGGACGTCGTCCTCGACCGGAACGAGCCAATCGCCGTCCGCCATGCGTTTCGCCGTCGAACGGAACGGCAGGATGGCGGCTTCGGCGATGGCGCGGTAGGTTGTCTCGCTGACTTTGATGGTTTTCATGGGCCTGCTCCCGATCAACCTGCGATCCGATAGACGCGGCCTTTTCCGTCGACCTTCTCCGAGGTGACGTTCAGGCCCAGCTTCTTTTTGAGCGCGCCGGCGATAGCGCCCCGCGCCGTATGGCTTTGCCAGCCGGTGGCCTCGACGATCTGGGCGATGGTGGCGCCTTGCGCGCGGCGCAGCATGTCGATCACGAGGGCCTGTTTGGTCCCCTTGCGCTGTTTGCCGTTCGGCGATGACTTTTTGTTTGGATTGGCTCCGACAGCCAGCAAACCCTCATCCGTGGCGATCAACACATCGCCCTCGTAACGGGCGAGCCCGGCTGAGATAAGAGCGTCGGCGACTTTCTTGATGGCGCCGCCCTTGAGACGATCCGGCCATCGGATGGCGCGGTCTTCGTAACGGGCGGCGATTTTCAGAACCGACTGCTGGGTGGCGGAGAGCTTTGTGGTCATGGTGGTTTCCTCCTGGTGGATCGGAGGCGCGGCCATCGCGCCTCTGCTACCACCCGGAGCCCCGCCGGGCTGAGCCGGTCGGGGTGGTGCGGGGGAGGCGCCCGTCTTATTCTGCGTGTTCGCCCTCTTGGAAGGCGGAGTCGGTGATGCGCTTCAGTAGCTCGACGTAGTGCTCCAGGGTGCCCACGTGGCCCCAGTTGATCTCGTCCGGGCTCCAGTTGAAGTGATCGCCGCTCAATTCCTGGAGACGGGCGAGCATGGCGTCGATCTGGCCCTTCTTGGCGATGAAGGCGTCGAGTGCTGATCCGTTTTTCATGGCGTCCTCCGTTGGTTGGCGTGCGTCCATACACGCTCCACGGGCTCGGAACATCAAGTCTAATCGACTGTAATTACATGATAATTTGATGCCATGTCCGACAACACCCAGCCCATCACGGTGATTGCCAGCCTGCTCGACATCTCCGAGCGCCGGGTACAGCAGCTGTCCCGGGCAGGGGTGATTCCGAAGGCGGCGCGGGGCCGTTACGAACTGATTGGTTCGGTCCGAGGCTACATCCGCCATCTGCGTGATCTGAACATCAAAGGCGAGAGAGGGACCGCTGATTACGGCACCGAGCGCGCCCGCCTGGTGAAGGCCAAGGCCGACCTGGCGGAGATGGAAGCTTCCCAGATGCGTGGCGATCTGCTTCCCGCGCCTGACGTAACGGCGGCCTGGACGGAGATCGTGGCGCTGATGCGCGCACGGCTGCTGGTGCTGCCCGACAAGATCGCACCGGTGGTTCATGAAACGACAAGCCTCAACCAAGCAAGGGACGTCATCAAAAAGGCGGTCTACGAAATCCTCACGGAAATCGCCGCCACGGACGTCGAGATCACGCCTCGCTCTGACGGGGACGCCGGCGTTGAAGAAAGCGGTGACGACGGCGTGCAAGGTGGCGGCTCCGCCCCCGGACCTGACGGTAAGCCAGTGGGCGGACTGGAACCGTAGGCTCAGTTCGGAGGCCAGCGCCGAGCCCGGACGGTGGGTGACGGACCGCGCCGAGTACCAGCGCGGCATCATGGACGCCATTTCCGACCCCACCGTGGAAACCGTGGTGGTCAAGACGTCGGCCCAGGTCGGCAAGACCGAGTGCATTCTTAACACCGTCGGCTACCACATCGACCAGGACCCGTCGCCGATCATGGTGGTGATGCCTACCGAGCGGGACGCCGAGACCTGGTCCAAGGACCGCTTCGCCCCCATGGCGCGGGACACGCCGTGTTTGCGGGGCAAGCTGTCGAACCCGAAGTCGCGGGACGGATCGAACAAGATCCTGCACAAGAAATTCGCGGGCGGGCACCTGACCATCGTCGGCGCCAACGCGCCCTCTGGTCTGGCCATGCGCCCGATCCGCATCCTGCTGTGTGACGAGGTGGACCGTTACCCGGCCAGTGCCGGCGCCGAAGGCGATCCGGTCAACCTGGCCAAGAAACGTACCGTCACCTTCTGGAACCGCAAGATGGTGATGGTCTCGACCCCCACCATCAAGGGGGTGAGCCGGATCGATGCGGCGTGGGAGGAAAGCGACAAACGACGGTTCTGGGTTCCCTGTCCCGACTGCAGCGAACATCAGGTTTTGCACTGGGAGCAAGTCCGCTGGGACAAGGACGAGGCCGGCAAGCATCTGTCGGAGACCGCCCATTATGTTTGCGAACACTGCGGCTCGATTTGGAAGGACGCCACGCGGGGTGCGGCGGTTCGCTTGGGCGAATGGCGGGCGGAAAACCCGTTCACCGGGATTGCCGGGTTTCATCTGAACGAGATCTACTCGCCCTGGGTCAAGCTGGAGGAAATGGTTCGCACCTTCCTCTCGGCCAAAGAGCACGGTGAGGAGGCCATGAAGACTTTCGTCAACACCTCGTTGGGGGAAGTCTTCGAAATCCGGGGCGAGGCTCCGGAGTGGGAGCGCATCTACAACCGCCGTGAGGAATACCCCATCGGCACGGTGCCGGAGGGCGGGTTGTTTTTGACCGCTGGCGCCGACGTGCAGCGCGACCGCATCGAAGTCGAGGTGGTGGCCTGGGGCCGTCACCGGGAAAGCTGGTCGGTCGATTATCGGGTTCTCCATGGCGATCCGGCCAAGGCCGGCGTCTGGAACAAGCTGGGCGCGATGCTGGAGGAACGGTTTCCGCATGCGGGGACCGGAGCCGGCATGGTCATCGAGCGCATGGCCGTCGATTCCGGCTACGCCACCCAGGAAGTTTACGCCTGGTCGCGGACGGCCCCGTTGGGGCGGGTGATGCCGATCAAGGGCGTCGACAAGAGTCGGTTTCCGATCCAGGGGCCGAGCGACGTCGAGGTCAGGATCGGCAAGCGCAAACGCAAGCGTGGAGCCAAGCTGTGGACGGTTTGCGGGCCGGTGTTCAAGGCCGAGCTTTACGGCGACCTGCGCAAGGATCCGCCGGAAGATGAGGAAGAATTTCCACCGGGATATTGTCATTTTCCCCGGTACGACCCGGAGTATTTCAAGCAGCTGACCGCCGAACAGGCCGTCACCCGGGTCAAGAAGAACGGTTTCGCCTTCATCGAATGGCAGAAGACGCGGGAGCGCAACGAGGCGCTCGACTGCCGCACATACGCCCGCGCGGCAGCCGAGTACGACCTGGTTCGCCTGACCGAGCGCGTGGCGCGGAACAAGGAACGCAAGCTGGAGGAAATCACGGTGGCGGAGACGGACGTGGAACCCGAGGCCTCCGAGCCATCGGAAGAGCCCGGCGCGGGTTCCCGCTGGGCGGAACCGGTCCTGTCCGATGACCCTTGGCTTTGATTGGGGCTTTGATTGCGGCTCAAAACGGGGTTTTGAACGATGACCGATCTGACCACATTGGAAACCCGGCTGACGGAGGCGGAAGCCGCCCTGCACCTGCTGGCCACGGGCGGCCAGCGCCAGACCGTGGATATCGGCGCCGGGGGGCGCGTCACCTACACGGCGGCCAACGTGGCCGACCTGCATCGTTATATCGCCGATCTCAAGAACCGGGTCGCCAAGCTCAAGGGACTACCCAGACGGGCTCCCATCTACATGGAATTTTAGATGCTTCACTATCTGCGTTCCTTCATCTCGCGGCCAAAAGCCGAGGCGGGAGCCCATCATGGCGCCTCATTGAGCGACCGGGAAACGGCCTCCTGGCTACCGTCGTTCGGCTCGGCGGATACGGATCTGCTGGACGACCTGCCGCTGCTGCGCGCCCGCAACCGGGATCTCGCCATCAACAACGGCATCGCCTCGGGCGCGATCCAGACCATTACCGACAACGTGGTCGGCACCGGGTTTCGGCTGTCGGCCAAGCCCGATTACAGGGCTCTGGGTCGTGACAAAGCCTGGGCCGACGACTGGAGCAACCAAGTTGAGGCCTTGTGGCGAACCTGGGCCGAAGGAACGGACTGCGATGCCGGGCGGACGCTCAACTTCGCCGGCCTCACCCAGTTGGTGTTTCGCTCGGGGCTCCTGAACGGGGAAGCCCTGGCGCTGCCGTTGTGGTTGCCAGGTAACGGACCGTTCGCCACCCGCGTTCAGGTGATTGAGGCCGACCGGTTGTCGACGCCGCCGCACCGGAGTGATGGAAAGGGAATGCGCGCCGGGATCGAGATTGATGCCTACGGCGCTCCGCTGGCCTATTGGATCAGGAAGAGCCATCCCGGCGATCATTTTGCCTGGATGGCCACCGTCGACGACTGGCAGCGGGTTCCCGCTTTTACGCCCTGGGGCCGGCATCGGGTCATTCATGTCCACGATAAGGAACGTACTGGCCAGAGCCGGGGCAAGCCTCTGTTCTCGGCGGTGATGAAGCAGTTCCGCATGTTGGACAAATATCAGAGCAGCGAACTGCAGGCGGCCGTCATCAACGCCATGATCGCCGCCTTCATCGAAACGCCGATGGACCAGGACAGCATCGTCGAGATGGTCGGCGGCGACACCGATCAATATCTGCAGGACCGCAACGCCTATATCAAGAACCGCGTCCGGCTCAAGGGCGGGGCGGTGATGCCGCTCTATCCGGGCGACAAGCTGTCGTCCTTCGCGCCATCACGTCCGGCGGACGGTTTTGCGCCCTTTGTCGAGGCCATGTCGCGGCATGTGGCGGCGGCGCTGCACATGCCCTACGAGCTTCTGCTTAAGGATTTCAGCAAGACCAATTACTCCAGCGCCCGGGCGGCGCTGCTGGAAGCCTGGCGGTTCTTCAACGGTCGTAGGCAATGGTTGTCGGCCCACTGGACACAGCCCGTCTTTGAACTCTGGCTCGAAGAGGCGGTGGACGCAGGGATGATCGATGCCCCGGATTTCCATGAGCGCCGCCGCGCCTATACCCGGTCCCGCTGGATTGGGTCGGGACGGGGTTGGGTCGACCCGGTCAAGGAAGCGAAGGCTGCTCAGACCCGCATGGATATCGGGGTCTCGACCCTGGAGAACGAATGCGCCGAGCAGGGCCTCGACTGGGAAGAGGTGCTGGAGCAGCGGGCGCGGGAGCGCGAACGCATGGCGGAACTCGGCCTCTTGGACGCGGCGAATGTCGTGGCCGGGCAGCTGTTTGTCGAAGATCCGACCAATCTTGAGGACGCAAAATCATGAAATATCCCCGTCTCTGGTCGCGGCTCTACAACACGCCGTTGGCCATCGGGTTCGACAAGCTGCGCGTCATCGAAGGGGTGTTTAGAAAGCATCTCGATGAGCCCCTGGCCGCCTTAACCCGACCGCCATCGAAAGGCCGGGCATCCTATGCCCTTTCCGACGGCGGCGTCGCGGTCATTCCGGTCCAAGGCACCCTGGTGCAGAGGTCCAGCGGTCTGGATGCGGAAAGCGGGCTGACCAGTTACGCCCGTATCGGTGCCGAGATGCGCGATGCCCTGGCCAACGCCGAAGTCCGCGCCATCCTGATGGAGATCGACAGCCCGGGTGGCGAAGTGGCGGGCCTGTTCGACCTCGCGGACGCCATTTATCAGGCCCGGGAGGTCAAGCCGGTCTGGGCCATCGCCAACGAGAACGCCTATTCGGCGGCCTATGCCATCGCGTCCGCCGCCGAGCGGATCGTGTTGCCGCGCTCCGCTGGTGTTGGCTCCATCGGCGTGGTCGCCATGCATATGGACCAGAGCGCCAAGGACGCCAAGCAAGGTTACGTCTACACGCCGGTGTTCGCGGGTGATCGCAAGATCGACGGCAGTGAGCATTTCCCGCTGAGCGACGAGGCGAGGAACTCCCTCCAGGCGGAGGTGGACCGGCTTTATGGCCTGTTCGTTTCCACGGTGGCGCGCAACCGAAACATCAACCCTGACGCCGTCCGCGCCACCGAGGCCGGATGGCTCAATCCCGGGGAGGCTGTCGCCGGCGGTTTCGCCGACGGCATCGCGACCTTCGCCGACACCCTGGCGGAACTGGAACGGCGGGCGGCCCCGCCGAATGGAATCGTGGACGCGCGGGCCGCCGTGCGCCGAGTTTCAACCACGAGGAAAAGACAGATGGATGATCTGGAAAATGCGGTGGCGGAAGCCTCCGATGAGACCCCCGATAAAAACCATGACACGCCGGTCGCCGACGCGCGGCCCGTGAACGAAGACGCCCTGCGCGAAGAAGGTCGCCAGCAAGGAAAAACGGCGGAGCGCGAACGCATTGCCGCCATTCTGGCCGCCCCCGAAGCCGATGGACGCGCCGACCTGGCCCGTTCCCTGGCGACGGAAACCGACCTGGATGCGGAGGCTGCGATCCGGGTGCTGTCGTCCGCGCCCGAACAGTCGAAGGGCGGAGCGGCACTGAGCGCGGCCATGGCGAACGTCCGGAACCCGGTCGTCGGGGCCGACGACCCGGAAACGCAAGAAGACGCCGATATCAAAGCCATGACGGCCCGGGCGCTGTCTTCCCTTGGCCATAACATCAAGAAAGGAGTCTGATCATGGCGCTACGAGATCCCAATTTCGGCAATGTCGATGCCTTCACCCAAGAGAACCTCATTGCCGGCGATTTTCCCCGTCACACCGATACCGTGACCATCGCCGCCGGCGAGACCTTGGGCCTCGGCGCGGTGCTGGGCGAGATTACGGCCACGGGCGAGTTCAGGCTCTCGGTCGCCGCCGCCACCGACGGCTCCGAGGTGCCCATCGCCGTCCTCCAGGCCGACGTCGACGCCAGCGCCGCAGCCACCAAGGCCGCTGTCTGGTTCACCGGCTGCTTTAACGAGGACGCCCTCGTCTTCGGGGCCGGCCACGACAAGACCACCGCCAAGCCGGGACTCAGGTCCCGGAGCATTTTCCTCAAACCTGTTGTGGGAGCTTAATACCATGCCGATCAACGCTTATGACACGGGCCGGTTGGAGCGCGTTATCGAAGGAATCGTCGCCTCCAACGCCGAGCCGGTCCAGTTCCTGGCCCGGACCTTCTTCTCCACCGTATCGCGGTCCGACACGGAGGAGATTTTCTTCGACGTGGTCGACGGCAAGCCGCGCATCACCCCCTTCGTCTCGCCCCTGGTGGAAGGCAAGGTGGTGGCCCAGCGCGGTTACGAGACCAAGAGCTTCAAGCCCGCCTACCTCAAGGAAAAGCGGGTGGTCCGTCCCCAGCAGGGGCTCAAGCGCCGGCCGGGCGAGCCGATCATGGGCGCCATGTCGCCCGAGTCCCGCATTCAGGCCGCCGTCGCCGACAACCTGGCCGACATGCTCAAGATGCTGAACCGCCGCTTCGAGGTCATGGCGACGGAGGTGCTTAAAACCGGCAAGCAGGTGGTCTCCGGAGAAGGCTACGCCACCCAGGTGGTGGACTTCCAGCGCGACCCGACCCACACGGTGGCGCTCACCGGCGCTGCCCGCTGGGGTCAGGCAGGGGTCAGTCCCCTGGCCGATCTCCGCGCCTGGGCGATCACGGTGCGGACTAATTCGGGCCTCAGCCCGCGCACGGTGATCATGGAGGACAGCGCCTTCGAGGAGTTCCTCAAGGATGCGGACGTCAAGACCCTGTTCGATGTCCGGCGGGGCACCTCGATCGGGCTCTCGCTCGATCCCATCGTCGCCGACGAGAAGGCCGTCTATCGCGGCAACATCGGCAGTTTCGACATCTGGACCTACAACGACGTCTACGTGGACGACGACGGCGTCGACCAGACGCTGCTGCCGACCGGCACTGTTTTGCTGGTCGCTCGCGAAGGTCTGGAAGGGGTACGCCACCACGGGGCCATCCTCGACGAGGCGGCGGGCATCCGCCCAGTCGAGTACTTCGTCAAATCCTGGTCCGAGAACGACCCGCCGGTGCGTTACATGCTGCTGCAGTCCTCGGCCCTGGTGGTACCCTATCGGGCCAACGCCAGCTTCTGCGCAACCGTATTGTAAGGAGCACGGTCATGAAACTGAAAGCCAACGTCATGGTCGTCGCCGGGAAGAAGACCCATTCGCCCGGCGAGACCTTCGAGATCAACGAGGACGAGGGCCTGAGCCTCGTCGAGCGCAAGCTGGCCACGTTGGTCGAGGAGCAACCGGCAAAGAAAGGCGGCCAAAAAACAGGCATGTCCAAGCCTGACGCGGACGCGCCGAGCCAGGACGAATGACCTTTGCCACCCTGGCCTCGGAGACACTCGATGTCACGTTCGCCGAGTTCGGCGTCGACGCCCTCTACACTCCGCAGGGTGGTGTTGCTGAGACCATCCGTGTGATCGCCACACGTCCCGACGAGATCGTCGGGTTCGGCGACACCCGGGTTCACTCGGAAACCGCCCTGTTCGAGGCTCGGGCTTCGGAGGTGTCCCAGCCTCGCCCCGGCGATCTGCTTACCGTCGATGGCGCCGACCACATGATCCAGGGCGAGCCGGAACGGCGCGATCCCCATCGGCTGGTCTGGGTATTGGACACAAGACCGGCATGAAACTCGCCGCAACCATTACCGGTTCCATCCTGGCGGACATGGAAACCGAGGTGCGGAGCATATCCAAGGCCGTGACGGCTGGCGTCAAGGATGCGGGCCGGGGTCTCAAGGGAGATTTGCGCAAGCAGGTGGTTGCCGCAGGGCTCGGACCACGGTTGGCCCGGACATGGCGGGAGAAGATCTACCCGCGTGGAAAACCATCCATGCGCGCCGCCACCCTGGTCTGGTCCAAGGCGCCGCAGATCATCCGCATTTTCGACGAGGGCGCGGTGATCCGAAGCAAGTCCGGCCTCTGGCTGGCCATCCCGACGCCGGCGGCGCCCAAGCGTGGCGTCGGAGGAAAACGGATCAATCCGTCCAACTTCCCGGAGCACCGCTTCGGGCCGCTGCGGTTTGTCTACAGGGCGCGAGGTCCGTCGCTTCTGGTCGTCGACAGCGTGCGCATCAACAAGTCCGGTCGGGTCGGCCGCCGCGCCAAGGGCGGCGCCTATACAAAAACAGGCCGCATGAAGCAGGGCATAGCCACCGTGGTCATGTTCATCATGGTGCCGCAGGTGAGGCTCAAGAAGCGGCTGGACGTGAAGCGAGAGGCCAAGCGCTGGGAGGGGCGTCTCCCTGGGCTGATCAATAAACACATGAGAACGGATTAGACATTGGCGAACAGTAAATCCGAACAGGTTCTTGAGGCGATTAAGGCGCTGCTTATGCCCGTGCCCAGCGCCAAGGTCGAGCGCAATTCGGCGGTGCCCGAGAAAATCCCCGCCGGCGGCTTGATTGTGCTGCGCGACGGCGATCCGGGCGAGCCGGACACGGCCTTGGGTGGGTTTGGCGGCGTTTATTACAGCCACGACGTGGAGATCGAACTCTATGTCGAGGAGGGCGACGCCATGGTCCGTGATGCCGCCTTCGATACTTTGGTGCAGGCGGTGGGCGCCGCATTGGAAACCGATCCCACCCTCGGCGGCCTCGCCTTCGGCATGACTTACGGTCGGCCCGAGATCGACACCGAGGCCGTGACCGGCGCGCCCGCCATTAAGACCGGCACGATCACCGTGACCGTCGAGTACGAGACCACCAGCCTTTTGGGCTGACTATTCACTTTATATATAGGAGACACCCAATGTCCCGAGCCTATGGTTCGAGCGCAACGCTGCTGCTCAAACGGGAAGCCACCTATGGCGTCCCGCCAACCGGCAATTATATCCGCATGCCCTTCAACAGTTGCGCGCTTGGCAGCGAACAGGGCCTGATCGACGATCCGGTGCTGGGCCAGGGGCGCGATCCCCTTGCCCCCTTGCAGGATGTGATCAACGACGAAGGGGACATCACGGTTCCGATGGATCCCCGTTATCTGGGGATATGGCTGACGGGGTTATTCGGCGACCCGGCCTCCACGGATAATCTGGACGGCACCTTTGATCACGTATTCGCCTCGGGCTCGGATGTGTTGCCCAGCTATTCCATCGAGGTCGGCATGGGGCAGGTCCCGGCGTTTTTCATGCACGGGGGTGTGGTGCTGAACTCCATCGCCTTGGAATTCCAGCGCTCGGGCGCGGCGGCGGCGACCGTCAACGCCGTGGCTCAGGGGGAAAGTCGCAATGCTACGTCCCAGGGCGGAACGCCGGCGACCCTGGCGTTTTCGCGCATCAGCCAGTTCCAGGGCTCCATCACCAAAGCCGGGCAGCCGGTCGGCAACCTGACCTCCGGCTCGCTTACCTATTCTAACAATCTTGAGAAGATCGAGACCATCCGATCCGATGGTTTGATCGACGGGGCCGATCCGACAGTGGCGGCGCTCACCGGGCGCATCGACGTTCGCTTCGCCGACACTACCCTGATCGACGCTGCTGCCGGCGGCACGCCGGTGGACCTGGAGTTTGGATACACCGTCGGCACGTCCAAGGTCCTGTTCACCGCTCATGAGGTCTACCTGCCCAAGCCGAAGCTGGTTGTCGATGGCCCCGGTGGTGTGCAGGCGAGCTTTGATTTTCAAGGGGCGAAGAACGATGCCGCCGGACGGATGCTGACGGTGACCCTCATCAACGATCTGGACGGGACGGTGTACCAATGATCTCCCTAAAACCTCGGACGGAGCCTTTTGACATCGAGCTTCCCTACGGCGTCACGGTCACGGTGAAGCCTCTGACCACGGCCGGCATGGCGGTGGCCCAAGCGGCGGCGCGGCGGACGCTCGAAGCCATCGAAACCCAGGCCCGCGAGCGCAAGGAAGCTGGCCTGCCCCTGGATGGCCTGCCGGACCTGGATATCGAGGCCGAACGGGACGGCCTGTTCCAGGACCTGTTGTCCAAGGAACTGGCGTTCCGGCATATCGTCTCCTGGTCCGGCATCGAGGACGACCCGGAGATCACGCCAGAAAACGTCGCCGCCGCCCTATCGCTCTATCCGGTGGGCGAGCAGTTCCTGCAGAAGCTGACCCTGCAGCAGGTGCTGCTCAACGCCGCAAAAAACGCATCAGGGCTCTTTGCCAATGGCACTTCAAGCCAGGCGGAGGGCCCGGATACTGCCAAGGGTGCCGGGAAGACGGCGCGGCCTGCGCCAAAGGCGGCAAAGGCCTAGCCGGGAGTCCGTGCCCTTACAACGACCACGCTTTGCGGTCTCTCGAAGAACACCAGGCCTGGGACCTGCTCATGGCCTGTCTTGGGCAACTGCGCCTGGCCCCATCGGGCCATGTGCTGGGCATCGATATGACCGCCGCCCTACACATTGCCGAGGCCAGAGGTTTTGAGGCGGGCGTCGTGTCCGTGCTCTTGGGCGCGGCGGAAACGGGAATGATCGAGGCGATGCAAGAGGACAAGACGGACTGATCCATGCCCAAAACCCAGAACACATATGCGATCCGCCTCACCGTAGACGGCGGCGGCAAGGTCAAGGCCGAATTGATGGACGTGGGCCGGACCGGCGACAAGTCCCTCAAGAAAATCGAAACGGCCAGCGGCAAGGCGTCGCGTGGGCTTTCCACTCTGGCCGGGCGGGCCAAGACGCTCAAGAGCGGCATCGGGATATTAAGCGGCGTGCTTGCCGGTGTCGCCTTGGCCGGGTTCACCCGGTCCCTCGTCATGCAGGCCGATGCCTACAAGGTCCTACAGACCCGGATCAAGACGGCGACCAAGGCCACCGGCGATTACGAGGCGGTCTCGCGGGCGCTGATGGCGTTGTCCAACGCCAACGGGGCTGCGCTCGAAAGCACCGTTGGGCTGTTTCAGAGCTTGGCGCGCTCGGCGCCGGAGCTTGGGGCCACCAACAAGCAGATCCTCGACCTCGTCGATGTGGTGCAAAAATTGGGCGTCATCGGCGGCGCCAGCACGTCCGCCATGAAGGCGGGGCTGTTGCAGTTCTCACAAGGGCTATCCGCCGGCGTGTTCCGGGCCGAGGAATTCAACAGCCTTCTGGAGAACATCCCCGAGGTGGCGGTCCGCATCGCCAAGGGGATGGGCGTGACGGTCGGTCAGCTTCGCCAGATGGTGCTGCAGGGTCGTGTGTTGTCGAATGATGTGTTCGAGGCCCTGGTCAAGCAGGCGCCGGAGATCGCCCGGGAGTTTGCCGACATCCCGCTTTCCATCGATCGGGCCACGGTCCAGTTGGACAATGCGTTTTCGGAACTGCTGGGAACCCTGGACAGGGTCACCGGTACGAGTTCCATCGTTGCCGAGACCTTGAGCGGCGTCGCCTGGTCCATCCGGGCGGCATCGGACGGCATGAACATTCTCTACGACGTCCTGACCGACAAGCGTCCCATTGACCAGAACATCAACACTCTCAAATGGGGCATCGAGGGCCTGAGCGAGGCCATCGCCGACCTAAACAGGCAGATCGCCGAGAACGACGTCGGTTTTCTGGATGGTTTGTTCGGATCGGATATTGACGACCTGAAAGCCCGTCGCGCCGAGTTCGAGAAGATATTGAAGGAGCTGCAAGCCGCCCTGGACCAGAAATCCCGGATGGGCAAGGCGGAGAACACTGCGCCCAATGCCGGGATCGACATCAAGGCCGCCGAGGCTCGCGCCAAGAATATCGCCCGGATCGAGGCCAAGCTGCAGCAGCAGTTGTTCGCCCTGACTTACGAAGGCGCCGCCAAGATCCGCGCCGAATACGAACGGCTGGGCAAAGACATAACGGCGTTATTGGCCCCGGACGGGAGCAACCGGTCCCAGGTGGATGCCTTGATGACCAAGGCGGCGGCCATCCGCGACGCCAAGCTGGCGCAATTGGCGGCCAAGGAACAGGAAGCGGCTAATCGGATCACGGAAGCCAACCGGAAGATCATCGAAGGGCTGCGGGCCGAGCATGACGCGCTGGCCATGACCGATCGCGCCAGGTTCGTCTCCCAGGCCCTGCGGCAGTTATCCGCCGAGGCGACCGATGCCGAGCGGGGCCAGGTGCGCGAACTGGCCGGCGCCCTGTTCGACGAGCAACAGGTCATCCTGGCCCGCAACAAGGCGGAACAGGAAGCCGCCAAGCTCAAGGAGAAGGGCCGCGCCCTCACGGAAAGTCTGCGGACGGCGGAGGAAGCCTACAAGGCAGAGATCGCGGACCTGAACCGGCTCCTGAACGAGGGGGCGATTGCCCAGGAGACCTTCGCTCGGGCCTCGGAAGAGGCCTATGACCGCATGCTGCGGGCCAGCCGGGACTGGTCGGCGGGCGTCATTCGGGCCTTGCGCGATTACGCCGACGAGGCGTCCAACGCCGCCAAGCAGTTTGAACAGGTCACGACCCGGTCGTTGAAAGCCGGCGAGGATGCTTTCGTCCAGTGGGCGACGACCGGCAAGGTCAGCGCCACCGATCTGTTCAACACCATCGCCGAGGAGGCGCTTCGGGCCGCATACCGCATGGCGGTGATCAAACCGTTCAGCGGTTTCCTGGAGAACGTGTTCGGGGCCATTGGAAGCAGTCTGTTCAGCGGCGGCGGGGCTATTCAAGACGCTGGCGGCGGGCCGGTCCAGATTGCCCATAGCGGTGGCGTTATCGGGATAGACCCTCTTGCCGCCCGTTTCGTCGATCCGGTGGTGTTCGATTCCGCGCCACGGTTTCACTCCGGCGGTGTCGTCGGAAACGAAGTTCCCATCATCGCCAAGCGCGGCGAGACAGTGTTCACGCCGGGCCAAATGCGAGTGCTGGGCGCGGGCCTCGTTGGCGCAAGAATGGGGCAAAAACCGGAGGTCAAGGTTGTCGTCAACGTGGACAACCGGGCACCGGGAACGGAAGCCAAGGTTCAAACACGCCGGGACGGTAACGGCAACCTCGGTCTGGACATCGTGGTCGAGAAGGTCGAGGGACGGCTTTCGCGCAACATCGGGCGTGGTGAAGGCCTGGCCCCGACCCTGGAGCGCCGATATGGGCTCAACCCGGCGGCGGGGAGTTATTGATGGTTGTTTCCTGGCCGGTGACTTTGCCGCTGCCCACTATCGACGGCTACGGCGTCCATCCCGGCGAGGCGATTCTTCGCACAGAGATGGAGGCCGGTCCCGCCCGCCAGCGCCGCCGTTATACCCAGGTGCCGAGCCGGATATCGGTTCGCTGGATCCTGCGAAGGGATCAGTTTGCTCTGTTCGAGTCCTGGTATCGCTGGCACGCCAAGGAAGGCGGCGAATGGTTTGAGATCGAGCTTTTGGGCGGTATCGGGATGTCAATCCACGAGGCCCGGTTCACCCGTCCCTTCGATGCCCAGCCCCGGTCAGGGATCCTGTGGGAGGTCACCAGTGAACTGGAAATCCGTGAGCGGCCCGTTTTGACCGAGGATGCTTTGGCGATCGCGCTCGACAGCGATCTGGCCGACTTGTTTGCCACCGTTGATCGGCTGCATGGGCTGGTGAACGTGACGTTGTTCGGCCCCTATTCCTGGTAGGAGGAACTTTATATGACAATGCAGACCGACCTGCAGGCGGCCGTCGACAAGGCCACGGCTGCGAGCGCCAAGCTGCATGACGTCGTTCATGGCGATGCCGTTTCCACCGTTGCAACCGAGTCCGGACCGGTCAAGACGGTGGCCAAGGCGGTCGCCGACATCGAGGCCGATATCGATGCCAGCCGCACTGAACTCGACCAAAAGGTTACAGACGCTGCGGCCAGCGCCACCGCTGCGGAAACCGCGCGCACCGCATCGGAGATCGCCGAGGCAGCATCGAATACAGCCCGACTGGGTGCTGAAGCAGCGGAAACCGGAGCCGTTACCTCGGAGTCGAATGCCGATACCGCAAGGATCGCCGCCGAAATAGCCCGCGATGCGGCGAACGTAAGTGCTGGTCAGGCCGCGACAAGCCAATCTGCGAGCGCCGTCTCGGAATCGGGTGCTGCCGCCAGTGCGGCCGCTGCCGCGACTTCCGAGACCAATGCCGGTGCGAGTGCCGGCGTCGCGACGACGAAAGCCACGGAAGCTTCGGCCAGCGCCGATGCCGCCGCCATTTCCGCGTCGGCGTCCGCCACCAGCGCCTCAGAGGCGAGCGGTGCCGCGGCATCCTTGAACCTTCCTACCGCTACGGGACAGGCTGGTCTGTATCTCCGCCAAAAGCAGGACGAGACGGGTCTCGAATATGCCGAGGTCGACCTCGCTAGCCGTGTTTTGAAGAGCGGAGACACCATGTCCGGTGACCTGGCTCTGCCGAACCTGGTAGCGACCGGCAGTGTTCGCTCGGGTGCCGTTGGCGATGATGGACGAGGCACCGGGTTTCAGATTGCCGACGGCACGGATATCGGCGAGCTCAACCGGGTCAGCCAATACTACGACGACCTTGTCGATAACTGCGCCGGCTATCTTCCGGGCGGGAACTGCAACAGCGACCCGCAGTGGACGCCGCCCAACGGGGATTGGTGGACCTGGGGGTTGGGGTTTTCGCCCGGTAACCCCAGCGGTTTCGACTTCGCGGGCGGCCAGACGATCGGATACCAGCCGGTCTCGGTCGGCTTCGTGTTCGGCTCCTACAATCTTGCCGCCGACGAGATCGGAGGCGGGGAATATCGGCGAGATTACAACAACTGCAATTGCGGCAGCTTCAACTGCTACTCCAACTGCAATTGCAACTGCAACTGCGCGTGCGATTGCAACTGCGATTGCGGCGATGCCTGAGGTGCGATCATGATCCAGCCATTTACGCGACACTTCTTCGCGCTGTCGGTGCCGGTCCTCGTTCAGGTCATGAAGGCCCCGCGCAAGGTGACGCTCAGGACGTTTCGGGAAGCGGAGGGCGTCACGGCCAAGGAAAGCGGCAGTCGGGTCCTCAAGGGAGCCGGCGTGGCCGCTCGGCTGGTCGCTCAGTCAAGAGGCCGGGAGCAGGATTGGCGTGGACGGTTGATCGCCGGGCATCTGCTGCACGAACGCTTCGACGGTCGTGCCTTCGAGTTTCTCGGTTCTTCGGTGCTCGACCTGGACGGCGCGCTCGGGCGTTCGGAATGGACCGATTACGGCAACTGGGTTTTTCCGTTGGATCGGGAGGGAACCCCAGGAACGCCGTTCAACCGATACATCGACAGCAAGGCATCACGTGTCCGCACACCCCGTCTGCTCGCCCTCAAGAAGATCAACTGCGCGCTGCAGGTCTACGTACCCTTCGCCGCCGGCGATTTCGATGGCTGCAGCTTTAGCCTGACGCTCAATCCCGACTATGGCCTGATCGGCAATCTCGATCCGGGCACGGAGACGACCTACGAGGAAGTGCTGAAGGGAGCGGGACAAGCGTTTCCGAAGCTCGGGCTTACAGGGCCGGACAACATACCAGCCGACGGCACCGTCTCTCTCACACTCGCCGTAACCGACTGGGCCGGGAACCCTGTCGCCGACGCAGCGCCGGAAGTGTTCCTGGAGAGCATTGGCGGGTATCTGCCGCTGCAGCGAGCCGTTCCCACTGGTGGCGCAGCAGAGATCCGTGTCATGGCGCTCGGTCTTGTCGCCGGCGAAAGCATCCGCGTCAAGGCCGGTTTCCGCCATGTCTCTGGTCTCGCCGAGCACACCCTTGCTGTAATCTGATGCTGAATATTCATTTGGGCCATGCCTGCAACTTTCGTTGCGGCTATTGCCTGCAGACCACCCATGCCGACGGGGCGAGCGGCCGCCAGGCAGTCGATCCGTTCATCGAGCGTGTCGTTCCCTATGTCCAGGCGCAGGGCATCAGGGAGGTCGCCTATTGGGGCGGGGAGCCGCTGCTCTATTGGCGCCGTATCGAAGCCATCCATGAAGCCTTTCTCGATGCCGGGATCACGTTCGACTTCGTCAAGTTCGTCACTAACGGATCCTTGTTGACGGAGACGCATGTGGAACGCCTCAACGCGTGGGGCGCATTCGTCGTCGTTAGCCGCCATAACGGAGCGGGAGAGCCGCGCTGGGACCAGGTCGCGCACCTCAAACGCTCCAGTGTCTCGTTTCTGTTCCACCACGGCTCGCTCGTCGCCTGGCCCTGGTTCGAAGAACTGAAGGCGCTCGAGGATCGCTTCGGACGCCCATTCTGGCCCTATGCGCATTGGGTGCGGGCGACCGATGGGTGTGACCCGAGTTACTACCTGACCCATGACGACATCGATCGCCATGTTCCGCATCTCTGGGATCTCGCCAGGACGAGTTTGAATGGGCACCGACATGCCACGAGGGTATTCGCCGGTCACCTCAGGGACTGGCGAGCCACCCTGAACCAGGATGCGAGCGCACCGCCGCTTTGCCACAACGATCGACATCTGTCGGTCGATCTCGCGGGCGACCGGTACACCTGCCACCACAATGTCCGGCCCTTCGCATGCACGGGCGAGCTGTTCTCCGGCAGCGGGCCCAGAAACGAAGACGAGGAGAAGGCGCTGGCGCTGTCCCGGCGATGGATTGACAGCGCCAACTGCCGCTCCTGCCCGATCCGGACCTGGTGCAGGGGCAATTGCCATCTCTCGAATACCCATGACGTCGACTGCCGGCTATCGAAAGAAAAGCACCGGGTGCTCGCCTGGCTCGATGCCCAGGAGCATGGCGCCAATGCACGCAATCTGATCGAGGTTTCCTGACACATGACCGACGAACTCGAATACCGGCTCGCGATGGCGGGCCGGAATGGATATCTGCGTCATCTGCTATATCGCCCGCATGTCTCCGCACTGGTCTGGGAAGACAGCGGCGAGCCGGTGAGCCTCGCAGCGGTCGGAATGGACTACGCCCGAGCGGATCGGGAATGGTCGAGAGCGTTCGCCGTCAGCCCGGACAACCCCGCGCCCAAGTCGCGCGAGGTGCGCGTGCTCAAGATCCAGATGGGTCTCAAGTGCAACTACGCCTGCGCCTATTGCAATCAGGCGAGCCATCCCCACGAGATCCAGGGCAACCTTGATGATGTCGAGGCGTTTCTCGGCAACCTGCCGACCTGGTTCGACGGCGCTGACGGGAAGGGTTTGCGGATCGAGTTCTGGGGTGGTGAGCCTTTCGTCTATTGGAAGGCGCTGAGAGCGCTCGGCGACAGTCTGCGGTCGGCCTATCCGCTGGCCGACTTCAACATCATCACCAACGGTTCGCTCATCGACGATGAGAAGATCGAGTGGCTGGACCGCCTAGGGTTCCACGTCGGAATCAGTCATGACGGACCCGGCCAGGCGACCTCTCGCGGCCCGGACCCGCTCGATGATCCGGTCAGATGCGCGGCTATCCGTAAGCTCTACGATCGGCTGTTTCCAAAGGGGCATATCGGTTTCAACTGCGTCGTGACGCGGGACTTTCGCTCGCTCGTGGCGGTGCGAGAGCATATCGGAGGGCGTCTCGGTATCGACCCGGGAGACGTTCCACTTTGCACGGAAGAGCTTCTCCTGCCCTACGATCTGGGCGGTCTCGGGCTGTCCCCTGGGAATGCCGATGAGCATGACGCGATCCTGCAGGAAGTCTGGTGGGAGGCGGTGACGGGCCGGTCCATGTCGGTCACCACGATCCGGCGCAAATGCGAGGACTTCTTCCGCTCGCTTAGCCAGGGCCGCCCCGCATCGACCCTTGGCCAGAAGTGCGGCATGGATCGCCCCGAGAACATCGCCGTCGATCTGAAAGGCAACGTGATAACCTGTCAGAATACCAGTGCCGGCACGCGGCACCGGATCGGTCACGTCGACGACTTCGAGAACATTCGCCTCGATACGGCGCATCACTGGTCGACGCGGGCCGAGTGTACGAACTGCCCGGTCGTGCAGATATGCAAGGGAGCCTGCTTCTACCTTGAGGACGATCTCTGGCGGCAGGCCTGCGACAACAGCTTCACCTGGAATCTCGCCATGCTCGCCGTGTCGCTCTACTGGTTGACCCGCCTGGTGTTGGTCGAGATCGAGGGACCTGTGCTGCGACGGCCCGAACTTCCTCAGAAGATCCGAGTCATTCGCCAACCGGCCGAACAGACGGTGGTCTGAACAGCCATGCCCGATCCTTCGCTTTCCGCCGCGATCCGCGAAGCCTACGCCGCCGCGCCTTCCGACGTGGTGATCCTGCATACCCTTGAACTCCGTCACCCTGCCTTCGTGGACGACGCCGGTAATCCTACTGCCATCCGCGTTGTGCGGGATCATGCCGACCTGACGGCAAGGCTGGAGGCGGGTGCGCCTCTCGATGGTGGGGCCAAGGTGATGTTTATCGCCCTGGCCTTCGATCTGTCGCTTCCGCCGGTCGACACCGCGCCGGTGCCGGAGATCACGGTGACGCTGGACAATGTCTCCAGAGAGATCGTTCGCCACCTGGACGCTGCGGTGGCGACGCAGGACAAGATCGAGATTACATACCGACCCTATCTCTCCAGCGATCTGGAAGGGCCGCAGATGGACCCGCCGATCACCCTGGTGCTGACCGAGGTCGAGGCCAACGCGCTCCAGGTCGCAGGCCGGGCGCGAATGCTTGACATCGGCAACAAGGCGTTTCCGTCGGAGACCTATACGGCGAAGCGGTTTCCGGGGTTGGCGAGATGACACATTGGGCTGAACGCTATATCGGCATTCCCTGGTCTACCACCGGGGAAGGGCCGGCAAGAGGCGAGGACGGCGGTACGCCGGACCGGGAAACATGGAGTTTTCATTGCTGGGCTTTCGTGCGCCATATCCAGGAGAAGCACTTCGGGAGGATCCTGCCGGGCATCCCCAATCCGGAGGACATTCTCTCCATCGCCAGGGACTTCCGTGATCACCCGGAACGGCGGCGTTGGGATCTGGTGAAAGTCCCAGCCGAAGGCGACTGCGTGCTCATGCGCCAGGCTCGCTATCCCATCCATGTCGGCGTGTGGCTCGACGTGGATGCCAAGGGAAATGAGTGCGGTGTCCTCCATTGCTCCCAAGAGGCCGGGGTGGCGTTTCAATCCCTTACTTCACTGGCCATCAACGGCTGGCGAACCGAAGGTTTTTACAGGTTTATCGGATAATGCGTGCCATCGTCGTCATGATGAACAACCCGTTCTGTCCGGAGCGGGGCCGGGAAGTGCTGCCCGTGGCGCGGCCGGTTTCCGTACGGGATTGGCTGGACAAACGAGAGATCGGGGAGTTTCAGCGACCGACCATCTGCCTTCATAACGGACAAGCCTTGCTGCGGGCCGACTGGGATATCACGGTCATTAATGATGGTGATGTGGTGGCCTTCGTCGCCCTGCCTCGTGGTGGTGGCGGGGGCGGGGGCGGCAAAAACCCACTTAAGACCGTCCTTTCCATCGCCTTGATGGTGGCGGCCCCGGGCTTGGGGGGCGCACTCGCAGGGTCATTAGGGCTCACCGGAAGCCTGTTCGCCGGGACCGCCTTCGAGATCGGCTGGGGCACGGTGCTGGGCGGCGTCATAACGCTTGCCGGGTCCGCCTTGATCAACGCTGTCATTCCTGCACCCAGGCCTTCGGTGGCGTCCATGAGCTTCGGTTCTGTCGGCGCGCCGCCGGCGCCGAGCCCGACCTATTCCCTGTCGGCACAAGGCAACGAGGCGCGTCTCGGCCAGCCGATCCCGGTGCTCTATGGGCGCCACCTGATCTATCCGGACCTGGCCACCCAGCCCTATCAGGAGTTCGCGGGGGGCGACCAGTATCTCCATCAACTTCACGTCATTGGTCAGGGTGAATACGACCTGGAGCAATTGCGCATTGAGGACACACCCATCGCGTCCTTCGAAGAGGTGATTTACGAGGTTGTCGGTCCCGGCGGTTCCGTCACCCTGTTCGAGACCGACGTGATCACGGCGCCCGAGGTGGCAGGCCAGGAATTACTGAGCACCGGCGACGGCGGTGGGTTCGTCGGTCCGTTCGCAGTCAATCCGACCGCGACCCAGGCCGGAAATCTCGGCATTGACGCCATATTCCCGCGCGGTCTCTATTACGCCAATGACGCGGGTGGGCTGGATGCCCGCACAATAACCTGGGATGTGCAGGCCCGGACCATCGACGATGACGGTGTTGCTACCGGCGCCTGGGTTACGCTGGCCAGTGAGACCCATACGGCGGCGACCAATACCGCCATCCGGCTCAGTTTCAAATACCCGGTCACGTCTGGACGTTACGAGGTCCAACTCCTACGCACCGACGCCAAAGACACATCTTCGCGTGCCGGACACGAACTACGCTGGGGGGCGCTCCGGGCATATCTGGGGGGCACGCCGGACTTCGGCGACGTGACCCTACTGGCGGTTAAGATGCGGGCCACCGACAACCTGTCGCAGCGCTCGTCGCGCATGATCAACTGCATCGTCACCCGCAGGCTGTCCGTCTGGGACCCGATAACGGGATGGAGCGCGTCCGCGCCCACCCGGTCCATCGCCTGGGCTTTCGCCGACGCCTGCCGGGCAGCCTATGGCGCCAAGCTGGCTGACATCCGAATCGATCTCGCTGCTCTGCATGCGCTGGACCAGGTCTGGACGGCCAGGGGAGACGAGTTCAACGGCGTCTTCGACTCATCGATGACCGTGTGGGAGGCCTTGATCCGCATCACCCGCTGTGGCCGCGCCGTGCCGGTGCTGCAAGGGGGCATCGTGCGGATATTCCGGGATGCTGCTCAAACCCTGCCCATCGCCATGTTTGGCCCTCGCAATATCGTCAAGGGGTCCTTCAAGATTCAATACATCATGCCCGGTGAGGAAACGGCCGACGCGGTGACCGTCGCCTTTTTCAATGCGCGGACCTGGAAGCAAGACGAAGTGACGGCGCAATTGGCCGACAGCGCCGCCGAGAAGCCGGCCAAGGTGACCCTGTTCGGCTGCACGGATGAGATCCAAGCCCAGCGGGAAGGCCTCTACATGGCCGCCGATAATCGCTATCGCCGCAAGCTGGTCTCCTGGTCAACGGAATTGGAGGGAATGATTCCGACCTATGGCGACCTGGTCGCCGTTACCCATGACATGCCCCACTGGGGCCAGGGTGGTGAGGTGGTTGATTGGGACGAGCAAGCGCAAGTGCTGACCCTCTCCGAACCTCTGACCTGGGAGGCAAACGCCGGCCATTACATCGCCCTTCGTCGCCGCGACGGATCTCTCGCGGGGCCGTTCCTGGTGGAATCCGTGGTCGGCAATGACCGGCAGGTCCACCTCCTGGAGGCATTGGACATCACCCCCTACACAGACACGTCCGAAGAACGCACCCATTTTGCCTTCGGGGCGGGGGAGGCCTGGGGAACCAAGGCCCGGGTGATCGCCGTCAAGCCGCGTGGCGAAAATGTCGAAATCACCGCCGTCGCCGAGGACAACGCCGTTCACACCGCCGATCTCGCAGCCTGATTAACCCCCAAAACCAAGGAACCAGAAAATGAACCGACCGTCCATGGAGGACGGGCATGTGCTCATGCCCGAAGAGGAGTTCGAGGAACTCCTGGAACTGGCCGCCCAGCGCGGAGCCAAGAAAGCCCTCGCCAATGTTGGCCTTGTTGATGAACACGCCGCCAATGACATCCGGGATCTCCGGTCCCTTTTGGGAGCGTTTCGCGTCGCCAAACACACCGCCTGGTCGACCGTTGTCAGGCTGATCACCACCGGATTGATCCTGGCGCTCATGGCCGGTGTCGCCATCAAGCTCAAGCTCTTCGGGGGCCAGTGATGCCGAGTTTTTCAGAAAAATCGATTTCCAAGCTCGCCACCTGTGATGCGCGCCTACAGCGGGTATTCCATGAGGTGGTCAGGAACTTCGACTGCACCATTCTCGAAGGCCATCGGGACAAGGAACGCCAGAACCAGATGGTGGATGAGGGCAAGAGCCAGGTTCGCTGGCCGGACGGCAAGCACAACACCGTGCCGTCCATGGCGGTGGACGTGACGCCTTATCCCGTCGTCTGGGACGACCGGGAGCGCCAAACCCTGTTTGCCGGCTTCGTGCTGGCGACCGCCAAGGCCATCGGGATTGACCTTCGTTGGGGTGGTGATTGGGACCGCGACACCGAGGTTCGGGACAATTCCTTCGATGACCTCGTCCACTTTGAAATCGTGGAGTGAACTATGCTGAACAAGATATTCGGATCGATCATTGGTGGCGGGGTCGTCTCGGCTGCAGAGGGCGTCGCCAACATCATCGACCAGTTCGTCGAAACCGACGACGAAAAACGCGCCGCCGAGGTCATTAAAGCCAAGATGATGATGAAGCCAAGTCTGGCTCAGATCGAACTCAACAAGATCGAGGCCGGGCACCGCTCAATCTTCGTCGCCGGCTGGCGTCCGTTTATTGGCTGGGTGTGCGGCTTTGCGCTGCTCTGGCACTTTATACTGTTCGATTTTCTGACCTGGATCACGGTGAACTACTTCCCCCATGTCACGGCGTTGCCGGAACTGACGGGCACCGAGACGCTTGTCACCGTGCTGCTCTCGCTGCTCGGCCTGGGAGCCATGCGGACGGCGGAGAAGTTTGGAGGGCGAGCCAAATAA